TACTGTCAGTAACATAAACAGTACCCCCTGAACCACCTAATGTCATTGTTGGAGATGTTCTCATTGGTTGAGGCATTATAAATTGAGTTACTACAACAGTACCACCACCAGCGCCACGGCCATGCCCAAATGAGGAAATTGTATTAGATGCCCCGTTATGGTCTACATCTGTTATAGGAACACTAAAATACCTCTGACAAAGCGCAAGCTCTTCTGCATATGATCTGTGCTCGAATGGTGTGGCCGTATCGTTAACTTCTAACTGGACGCCTGTGATTTGGAAGGTGTCACCCACATCACCACCAACATCAGCAGTGACGTTTGCTGCGAGGTTCGCTAGGGTATATGTTTCCCATACTCCATCTACTTGCGTACCACCTTTCCAATCGCTGCCAGCATTTAAAATCCACCATAAACGAAATCCGTCACCGTTATCGTTATTGATGTTGCCAGTAGTATCACCATTAAAGGTAAGGGTTTTATATTCCCATGTACTAGCAGTATTTATTGTAAATGTTTTAGCGTTTGCTCTAGAAGAATCTGAGCCATAGATTGTTATCGAATAAGTTCCTATAACATTTGATTTTACCCAAAAAGACAAAGTTACCTTTTTCGCAGACGAAGTACCGTATGATAAACCTTGTAAATTTTGTGCTTCAATCCTCTGTTCAACAATCAAATAAGCTGAGGAAGCTGGAGAACTATTTGCTGTAGTACATTCTAATTTAAATGAATTAGAAAATTCATCAGGAGCGTCTGTAGATTGAGATTCTGTCCATGTACCTAAACTATTAACATTTGACCTGAATCTATCCGTAGAATTATACGCAATCCCTGTAACCCCTGTCACACTCGTGGCTCTCTGAGCTACTTGCATAGCGCCATTGATAATAAGATTTCTACGTCCAAGGTTTACTGTATTAGCGATCTTTGCAGTAGTGACTGCATCAACCGCCAACTTTGCAGTGGTAATAGAACCATCTGCAATATCAGCGGTTGCAACCCCTGTGTCTCCAATTGATCTAGAATTAATTTTTCTAATTGACATTTGCTTTTATCCTAAATTCTTTTTTACTATTTATTCATCTTGACCAGTTGCAGGATTATATTCTTTTGCATCTTCAAAGAAACTTGTCGTTTCATTAAATCCAAAGTTATCATCATCTGGATCAAAGTCAGTAGCGGCAACTGTAGATGGAGTAGGAGCAACTGTATATCTCTGTTCTCTCTTAGGTGCATTTACAGGCATGTCTGCATATTGATCAACCTGTACAGAGCGAATGACATTTGTAGATGTAATCGGGCCGTACAAGTAGTACTTTGCAGTAAAAGAAAGCGTATAGATAATACTCCTTCTACTTGTAAAGTCACCTTCATAGTCATCTTCATAAGAGATGCTGTTCAATACAATCGGTACATCACGAATGATATCCAGTTCTGGAACTTCTCTTAGTGTTACTGTGTACTCTGGTTGAAAATATGGTAGAATTTGTTCTACAATCTGTAATGCATCATCAGAGTTCTTTGATAAAACATACAACTCAAAGTTAATATTGTAAGGAACGGGCATGAAACCAGACTTAACTTGTTCTGAATCAGTTCCATCTGCAACCTTCTTAACCTTCATTATCTTATTAAGTTTTCTGGTTGAGTCATATGTCAATCCAGAAATCTCAAAACCAATACGAGGAAGTGTCACTGCAACCTTTTTAGAAAGGTTGGGATCTTCTGTAAGTCTCGACAACCATTTCTGTTTAGGGCCATATGCAAGAGGAACTTTCATCGACTGAATGACGTTCCCACTCGCATCTTTCTTTGAAAGTTGAATTTGGTTGAAAAGTGTACCAAACGCAACTACCACATTTCTTGTGGATTGATTATAAAAGTATTGTCCAATCATAGTTATTTCATCCCAGCGTCACCGAATGGATTAGATTCGGTAAAGTCTAATATATTATTATCTGCAAGTTCAAAGTCATCGTTTTGCGAGTTCTCATCAATTTTTGCAACATTATAAGTTTCCAGTATTATATAGGAAGATGCCGCACCCTCTACTGTATTCTCTAATATTAGAGAACCACTCAGAGTTTCGTCCTCAGTAATGATATTACCAGTACCAAGGGCAGATTCAAGTTCGATAAATCCTTCATTACTTTCTAGTCTTATTTCTTGGTTAAACGCAACAGTCTGTTCAAGTGTCAACTGATGTTGCATCTGGTCAAGAGAACTATCTGTTTCGATAGCATCAAGTTCTGCAATACCAGTGTCAATAACCTCTGAAGCATATTCAAATGTTTTACACTTTAGTTTATATGTAGGTAGATTGTGAACCTGATAAAAAGGATCATCGTGATCTACAAACGTAATCTCAAATAACTTACTTGCCTTTGGGAAGTAAATTAAGTCGCCCTCATTGGGCCGAGAAGATACAATAAGATTATTGTCCACAGAAACAAACTGTTCCCATCTTCTTCTTGCAACAACAAAGGTTGCATCGTCTTGAATGTCTAGTCCAAATTTAGACATGAGTTCTTTTTCACCCTCATATCCATCAATGGTTTCCATGTACATCTCAATAAGGTATGACGATTCAAAAGAAGAACTAATATCTTCTTGCCAAATCGAATCTGTACCAGCCATTTTACGAGGAATATAGTATACATCCTGTCCGTAAATACGCAACTGTTCTATGATTAAATCTTCATAGAGATGTTGCTCTGGAACTGTACCTGTATCAAAATATACATTTGTAGGCATAAAGTTATCCTATCATATGCATAGGCGGTAGTTCATATGCAAGTTGAATCTGTTCTTCCAACTTGTTAATCTCTTCTTGCGCCTGTGTGTAAATTTGTTCACCGTTTAGTGCGACACCACCCAACATCTGAATACCTTGAAACTTAGAAAGGTTTGCACCCCATTGTTTCTTGATTAACTGAGTTGCATACTTCTTCAAGAAGATGTCATCCCAAATATCTGCATATGTGGCCGGATCAAGTTTACGATAACATTCGATAATCAACCAATCATCCTCTACATAGTCTGTCTGAAAATCAGCATCCAAATAAAGTCTGTTTTGGTGTTGGTTGTGACGAATTGCTGTCTCACCAATCAGAATGTGATCTAAGAAATCCAAGTGTTGCATTGTCATTTCATAATGTATTACAGAAGTAGAACTGAAATCATACAAATCATTCAATCTCAACTGATAACGAACATCAAACATGTTCAGTGCTTGTTTGTCTGTAAGAGGAAATACCTTCACGATAGACATGACTGAACTTGGAACAGGAATATAATTTTTCTGTTCATACCAAGTTGCAGTTGTAGAACCGTCAACATCAGTTACAGAAGTTCCAGATGTGTTTCCTCTTGCACGAGTAATATCAGCAGCTGTTAATTGATATTTTAAATATACCCTCTCAATACCATCATAGTGATATTGTGCAAAGTATTGTAGAGCCTCATCAATTCTATCTTCAACCTGATCTGGATCAACATTGATTTCGATCACTGGTTTTCCTAGACTTCTAAGACACCACTCTTTAAATTCTGTTCTTGTTGTTGGTATTGCCATATCTTACCCCAATGCTATCGCTACTGCAATTGCAAAACCTTCTGTGGTGCCACCACCCCCAGCATTCGCAACCTCAACAACAGTACCATCAGTTTTCTTTGTAAAAATCTTTTGATCTGCCGAATTGATTGCAATTTCTCCAACCTCTAGATCACCAGAGGCTGGAGTAGAAGATGCTGTTTCAGAGCGTTTTGGTTTAATTGCAATTGTAGCCATAATCTTCTCTTGTTTTTAATTAATTAAAATGTTCCACCGTCAATACTTGTTGCCCAAGAAATTGTATCGGTAGAAGATGAGTAGAGAAGGAAACCATCATTAACACCACCACCATCTAGAGCTGAGAATGTGTTAGCACTATTTGCAACCATTACAGAACCTTTTGCAGCAGCAGTCAAACCAGTACCACCATATGCGACACCAATAGTAGTACCATTCCAAGTACCAGTTCCAATTGTACCCAAAGTAGTGATAGATGTTTGTCCAACATATCCTGAATCAATATCTACAGCATTTGCAGATACAGAAATTCTATTACTTGTTCCAACAACATCAATCGTGTTACCAGTTTTTGTTAAACCATTACCAGCAGAAATCTGTCCAGCACCAGAGAACTGATCGAATGTAATTGCAGTTGTTCCAAATGTTGGTGTTCCGTTGTGTGTTGCAACGTAACCGTTGTCTGCGTTTGCAGTACCTTCTTCAACGAATGTGAATACACCACCAGTTAGTTCAGCGGCATCATTTGCATCTGGTGTTCTCGTTAGAACAAATGCAGCAGAGCCAGAACCTACTGTAGTAACTTTATAGATACCGTTTTCTTGTGCAGTAGACTGATCTTTAACAAGAACTCTATCATTTAATACAAGCGTAACACCATCAACTGAAATTGCACCGTTTGAGTTTGCAGTAAGAGTACCAGCTCCATTAGCATAGGTTGCAGACAAGTCAGCAGTTGTAGCAACACGAACTGATTCTTTAACATCTAGTCCGTTTGCAACATTGTCAACATATGTTTTATTAACGAGTGAGTCAGAACCAAATCCGGCACGAGCTTCATAACCAGATGGAACTGTAACTGTTCCTGTTCCATTTGGAGAAAGAACCAAGTCACCGTTTGTATCTGTTGTTGAAACAGTGTTTGCATCTAATGTGATATTGTCAACATCAAGTGAAGTGATACCATTCAAGTCTGTTTGTGTTGCACCAAGTGCAACTGTATCAGAACCGATTGTTACAGAACTGTTTACAAGTTTTGCATTTGTGATTGAACCACCAAGTTGTGCGTTAGTGATTGTTCCTGTCAACTGTGTGGTTGCAATCGAAAGTGCAGCCTGATGTTGTGTAACAGAACCTTGTGTGATATTTGCGTTTGGAACATTTGCCCAAACAACAGCAGCAGACAAGTCATTTGTTTCAGCAGTCAAGAAACCAGATGAAGAGTTGTCATAGTTTGCCAAGTTGTTGTCAACAACCAAGTCAATCGCACCATCGCCTGCATCATCATAAGTTGCAGTAATACGAGTGTGTGAACCGTTTGTTACCAACTGTGCAGCAGTAATATCTTCAACTCTCTCTGCATTAAGAGTAACAGCACCACTCGTTACAGTAAAGTCTGTAGCATTAAAAGATGCAACACCTTTATTAGATGAGGTTGCATCTTCACCAGCAATTGTAATTGTGTTGTTTGTTACTGTGGTATCAATACCCTCACCACCAGTGAATGTGATTGTCTCACCAGTAGATACTGCATCATTAGAACCAGTGTCAGCAGCAATCGAAAGTGATTGTGTGACTGTTCCAAAAGATAGTTCACCAGAACCATTCGTTGTAAGGAACTGTCCAGCAGAACCGTCTGCATTTGGTAGTGTAAAGGTTACACTTGCACCCAAAGAGTTTGGAGCTTTCAATGCAACATGGTCTGT